AGCACATTTGCTATCCCAACCAAGGATTATCAGATTATTTCAATGAAAATTGACGAGATACGAAAGTATGCTAGTCTGTTCGTGGGGGTCACACACAGTGAGCCTTTTGAAGAATTCTTCGTCACACGTATCGGCTGCGGTTTGGCTGGTTACACTGATGCAGAAATTGCACCGCTGTTCAAAGAGTGCAACACCAATTGTTCATTCGCAAATGAATGGGCTGAATTTTTAAAATAAGGAAAAGTGAAATGAGTACAGTTACAACAGGCATTATCGTCCCAAGCAATCCAGCCGACCAAAAAACAATTCTCAATGCGTTGAAGGAAGCAGACAATTGCTTGCTACGCATCGACTCCGAGCGCGACCAAATCAAGGTCATCATTGACGACCTGAACACAAAGTTCCCAGACTTGGGCAAGAAGTGGTTCTCATGGGCCATCAAGCGTATGCATAAAGGTGACGTGGACGAAGTTCTGGACGAAGCAGAAACCTTCACAAGCGCATTCGAAACAATCGTCAAGTAAGAAAAATCATGGCTAGAACAACAGGTGCAAAAGGCAGAGCAATATTGAACTCGAAGAAAGTATTCCCAGAGTTTAATCAAATCGACTACGATGCATCAATCGCAAAAAATCTTTGCTTCTACAACGACAACGTTGACGGCGCAGTTAAGAAAGCTACTGCGTTGGCGTATTGGAAAAGTAAAGGTCTGGACACAAAGTCGATATCGCGTTTCGGTGAGACTTGGTTCAACACTGCGGGTGCAGTCGCGCACATGTTGTTCGAGCGTAAGCTTGCACTGCATGACAAAGATATTTCATTCCTCGACACCAAATTCGCAGAACTAAATGCGATGAAGGAGGCAGATGAACCTGCTACACCGAAGGTAACGAAAGAAGACAAAGATGCACGCGAACTAAAACTGCACATTGCAGAATTTGAAGCGGCTGTCGATGTTATCTTTGCTGGTGGAGTTGCAGACGGTAAAGCATATCTTCTTCACAATGAAGTGAAGCCAGCAATGGCTAAACAAATCGCACTGCACTTGAGAAAGTACACACGCGAGTTGAAAGAGATTGACACCGACGAACAACTGAAAGAAGGCTACTCATTCTTGGGTAAGCGTAAGCTGAAAGAAGTTCAAGAAAAACTCGAAGCACTTATCTCAGCATGTGGAATGGCAGCAGCAATCACACGTGCAGCAAAGCCTCGTGCCAAGAAACAAAAGTCACCAGTTCTGATTGCAAAAAATGTAAAGTATTTGTCTGAATACGCCGAACTGAAATTGAAGTCGGTCACACCTGACAAGATGGTGAATGCATCGGAAGTTTGGTTATTCAATGTGAAAGTCCGCAGACTGTTCAAGTACGTTTCACTTGGTGGAACTGGTTTGACAATCAAAGGAACCACGATTTTGAACTTCGACCCAGAGAAGTCTGGTGGGAAAATCATTCGCAAGCCTGAGACTCAATTGAAGGGTGTGGAGGGATTCACTTCTAGACCACTAAATAAGCTGTACAACGATATCAGAGCAGTGCCAAGCAAAGCTACGGGACGTGTGAATGAAGATTGTATCATCGTGAAATGTTTTTAAAGGAAAAGAAATATGTGTAATCAAAATTGTGGAGTTGGTTGTGGCGGTGCGGCTGGTTGTGGTTCTAATGGTTCTGCACGCGCATTGTTGAAAGAGAAATTACCTCAACTCGACTTCATCGTGACGAACCACGGCGTTGAAATCAACCGTATCCTATAAGGAAAAATGAAATGACATCAACAGTTGGAAATACCGATTTGAGCCCCGGTGAAGTGGCTCTAGAAGCGACCAGAGAATCCGCATTGCTCTCTGCCCATGAGAAGCGCATTGCTGGCCTTGCAAAGGCTCGTGAAGCAAAGGCAGCTAAAGCTGCTCTGCGCGAAGCTGGTGCACTGGATGACGACACACGTGACGCATTCTGGCGTGAAATCTTCCTGACATTGGCCCGCAACCGCGAAGCACGTGGACAGAAGGATTGGGTTGCATGTATCGCCGTGACTGATGAAGTTATCGACGCACTGGAAGAAGCAGGAAAAATCTAAGTGCCAACCAATAAAATCATTTTGGTGGATTTCTCGCAGGCTGTTATCGCAGCCTGCGCTGCTCAAGCCAAAGAATTGAACGGCAACTCCGAAGCGAAGTCATACATTAGACACATTGTCTTGGGTATGATTTTGCAATGGAAGCAGAAATTCAAAGGCAAGATTATTCTTGCATGTGACGCAAAGAAATACTGGCGCAAGGATGAATTCCCTGCGTACAAAGGCCACCGCAAGCACGAGAACACTGAGTTCCTGAATTGGGATTTGGTTCGTGAATGTGTTGAGGAATTGAAGAACGACTTACGTCTTTACTTCCCATACCATGTGATTGAAGTTGAAGGTGCAGAGGCTGACGATGTTGTTGCTATCCTGACTCAATATTTCCAAGAGAACGACCTTGTTAACACTGGCCTGATTGAAGAACCACGTGAGATAGTAATTGTCTCCACCGATGGCGACTTCCAGCAACTGCAAAAGTACCCCGGTGTATTCCAGTGGAACAACGTGCAGAAGAAGATGATTGTTTGTGACAATCCAAAGCAATACCTGATTGAACACTTGGCTCGTGGTGACACGGACGACAACGTTCCATCGGTCTGCAACGGTGATGATTGGGCCAAGGCCCGCATGGATGGCGTGCCAGTACGTGCAGCACCATTCAAAACTTCACGCCTACTTGACTTCTACCACAAAGGGATAGATGCTTGTCTCAATGAAGTGGAACGTCGAAATTGGAAGAGAAACGAACTACTCATTGACCTTGACTCCATTCCTTCGGCTATAAATATGAAGGTAATCTCGGAGTATTTGAACTACGAGGTTAAAGGCAACAAGAAGAAGGTGTTCAATTATCTAACAAAGAACAGAATGAAGTATTTAATGAGTTCCAGTTCAGAATTTTAAAAGGGTGGTAAACATGGGTAAGCAAGTAGTGGTAAAGACGGCAGCAGCACCTCGCGCATGGGGTAAAGGTAAGACAATGAAACTCATGCACGCATTTGAGCAATTGGATGCAATCGAAAAGGCAACAGGCCAAGAAAAGGTTTCTCTGTTGAAGGAATACGGTTCTAAGAGTCCGTTGAGCTTCGTTGTATCACTCAACTTCCGTAGTGACGTGACGCTGGATTTGCCAGAAGGTATGCCGCCTATGGAACCAAACGAAATGGATACCGTTACGCATCCAGATATGATGGGAGCATTGTCAACTACCGTTCATCGTTTGAAGAACTGTATGCCAACCGCAAATATCAAGCAGTTCAAGAAAGAAGAAATCTTCGTTCAAGTGTTGCTTGCTTGTCCGATGAAAGATGCTGAAATCCTTTGCGCTGCAAAAGACAAAGCGTTGGAAGAGTTGTATCCGAGCATTACCGCCGACTTGGTGAAGAGTGTATTCCCTGCTTATGTAAAGTGAGAAAATGATGAATGATAATGTGAATGTTCCAATGACAACTTCTACCGAGTCTCCATTCTGGGTGCCCGGTGCAGTGTACAAACAAAAGTATGAGTTCCTTGGAACGGTGAATGACCTCCCCGAAGAAGAACCTTCGAAAGAAGACGAGGCTGAATAAGTGAGCTATATCATCAGTAAAAATCCAGAAATTTATCATAACGGTGTTCTGGTTGGATATTGTCCTTACATACCTCTTGCGATGTTTTGGTGTACGGATGCCGATGGAAATACACAATATGGGGAAGATTGTTAAGTGAAAGCAAAATGGATTAAGATGTATCTCGACTTCGCAGAACGCGCAGCCGAGGAATCACATGCGGTACGACTGAAAGTTGGTGCTATATTCGTTTCACCTAAAGGTGTTGTGAGTACAGGCATCAACGGTCTACCAGCAGGCGGTTCGAATGTTTGTGAGCAGTACGTCACAACAGCTAATGGCCCAACTGGTGATGAAACTGAGTTGCGAACAAAAGTTGAAGTGTCTCATGCAGAAGAAAATCTCTTCTCGAAGTTGATGCGCCAAGGTGTGTCTACAGAGGGTGGTTGGGTTTTCCTGACGCATGAACCTTGTATCAACTGCGCAAAGATTATTGCTGGCTCTGGTGTTGAGGCCGTGGTGTATAGAACGCCATACGCTGGTTCACACAAGACCGGAAAAGAATGGCTCAGACAGAATAATGTAATCTGTGAGTCGGAAGAGTACATGTACGTGTTTTACAAACCAAAGGATTGACAATGCCGATTTACGAATACCAATGCGGTGCATGTGATTACCAGTTCGATATGTTCAAAAAAATTGACAATCGTGATGAACCAACACGCGAACCTTGCCCCGAATGTGGTAAGAAGAAAATCGAAAAGAGAGTCAGCGCACCAAACCTTTGCGACCCAACCAAGATGGATGGTCGTATGCCTGTGAACGTGAAACTGCAAGAGAAGTTCAAGCAGATTCATGAGAACACCGCTGGCTCAAGACTGAACGAAACTTCGAAGATAACTAAGATATGATGCGATACAGAACCTCGTCGCATGACAGACGACACAAAAACAAGAATAAGCGTCTAGCCAAAACAGACAGCCAACTATTCCGTGAAGTCGAACAACGAGGTTGTGCGTTCGGTTTCGTTCCAAGATACAAGAGAGAAATATGAAATACAAACTTAGACCAATTATTATTGATGCGCAAGAGTGGGATGGTTCACCTCAAGCGTTGGTGAAAATTCAAGCGATGGTAACACCAGCAAATTCAACCAAGATTCAATATGTGGCTAAGACCAATTCGTTGTTCGTGCAATCGTTGTACGGAACAGTTGTCGCTCAAGTTGGCGACTTCGTTGTAAATGGATTGGATGGTGACATCTTTCTTGTGAAGGCAAACATTTTCTCTGTGATGGCAGCAAAAGCAGAATAACAATAACAAACCGATTATGGGTGGGTGAAACCAATGGCAGCAAAGGCTCAACTTCCGCCACAGACGTTTCTGGCGTTCGATAAAATTGACATTGAATTATCGAAAGATATTTGTGATTGGGTTTTGGAAAATAATCTGAGTAAGACAAAGCACAAGTTTCTTACTCTGATGATAAACAGTGAGGGTGGCGATTTATCTGCTGCCTTTGCGATAATCGACATCATGCGCAGTTCGCAGATTCCGGTTAGAACAATTGCCACAGGTGAAATTCTATCTGCTGGTGTAATGATTTTCATGGCTGGCGAAAAAGGTTATCGTCTGATGACCCCAAATACTTCAATCATGAGTCACCGTTTTAGTGCTGGCTTCGATGGTGCATACCACGAATTGAAAGAGGCCGCTAAAGACCACGAAATGTCTAACACGAAGATGATTAACCACTACGTCACGTGCACTGGCCTATCAACAAAACTTGTTGAGAAACACCTTCTTCCTCACCACGATGCTTACCTGACCGTCGAAGACGCAGTTAAGTTTGGTATTGGTGATGTAATCGCAGAAATTCCTTTTGGAAATTTGACAACATAAAAAACTAAGGTAAACTGTTTCTATGAAAAAGATTCTCATCGCACTCCTATTTGCACTTCCACTTTTTGCTCATGCAGAAAGCCAATGTGCACATCTTTACCCATCCAGTATCGCTGCAAAAAGTTGAAGAAATATCTGGGCTGAAACTACACTAAACACAACACCTTCATTATGACCTCTGTGCTAATTATTGAATCCTGTGAAAAGAAAAATGTGAGCATGAACAACACCTCGATTGTTCATGTTCGCAATTCAATCATCATAAGCGATTACCTCAAGTGTGATTTGTTAACTCATATCACAGACATTCCAAAGTATGCAGACAAGAAGTATGACGTGATTATTTGCGCGTACAGTTCTCCGTACATGAAGTACAACGCATATCTCACCATCCTGCAAAACAATCCACAAGCAAAGATGTTCTGGCTTGTGAACGACCACGACTGCGAAGACAACATTCTGCTGCGTAAATGGTCACTGTGGAGCAACCAGCCATACAACATGCTCTGCAACAATCCTCGTGAGGGATATCGTGGATGGATTCTTCGCAAGAAGATGAACGCGAAAACTCTCAACGATTGGATTAGTGAATGGTACACAATTAACTTGAACACCATCATCTTTGATGAGGGTCAGTTCGAGCGAACAAAGAATGTCACCACACGAGCAGGCGCAGTGTACTATGGCACATTCCGTAAACACCGCATCAAGGATATGTTGGACTACAACAACGTTGGATATTTCCTGAGTACATCCAAGAAGAACCAGGACAAGTACACGGAAGCTGGTATAACCGCCAAGTTCATCGAACGAATCAGTTGGGATAACGTTGAGTCAACCGAATCCACTCTGGAAGACTTCTTTGATGCATCACCAGAAGTTTCAAGATTGGACAACTTCAAATATTCGTTGTATTTTGAAGATGTTCATACGCACGACAACTACGCATTCATGGCAAATCGTTTCTATGAAGGCGTGATGAACAACACTCTGATGTTCTACGATGCACGCTGCAAGGTAACACTTGAAAAGAGCGGCTACAACATCGACCCATATCAGATTGTGAATTCCGGTGATGAACTTCTAACGAAGATGAAAGCATTGGACTCAGACAAGAAGAGTTACAAGACTCTTCTAGCAGTACAGCAATCAAATGCTGCCATCATAATGAAAGAGAAAATCGAAACTCTCGAAGCGATAAAGAAAGCGATACAGGTGAAATAATGGATTTTAAAAGTATGTTGAAGAAGTCCCATATCATGATTGACTTGGAAACACTATCTACGCACCAGAACGCAGTTATTGTTCAAATAGGTGCGGTCAAGTTTGACTTCAATGGTGGTATGACTGATGAATTCCTGATTAACATTGATATGCAAGACTCGATGAAATATCATTTGCATATTGAGAAAGAGACAGTTGAGTGGTGGGCTACACAACCGAAAGAAATCAGAATGTCTTGGCAGACCGACAAGCACACCCTGAAAGACGCAATGACTCAGTTCAATGAATTTGTTGATACCAAATCATTGCTGTGGAGTAATGGTGCGCCATTTGACATGTCGATTCTTCGTTGGTCAATTGAAGAAGTTGGATTGAAACGTGGTTGGTCGTGGTGGAATGAGATTGACTTTCGTTCATTGAACACACTCTTCGACAATCGTCTTCCAAAGGGAAACACCCACAATGCAATGGACGACTGCAAACACCAGATTGGTCATTTGATGAATTTCATGAAAATGTTATCCGATAGTTAGGGCATATCAGTCCAAATTCGATTGCTTTTAGAACGATTTTCATTAGCGGTAATTACTCTAAGATTCGCCAAGCAGTGTAGACCACACACCAAATCTGATATCCCAATTGTGTCAATATGTTACCTGTCGTTCTTGTATTCTTAATCCAAATTATATACAATACATTCTCAATTAAAACTACGTTAAATCATGAGAAAAAAACAAAAGACTCGCCGCATCTGGCGTTTGGAAACAAAAGATGGGAGAGGTGTTTATGAATCAGGTCACTACTGGAAGGTAGCAGACCATGAACCAGACCGCCACCCAACTCCGTTTCTTGATTTGGGTCTTGATTTTAATAGTTGGGAAGAAATTGGAAAATTTCATTTCGGCTTTGCATCAATCGAACAATACACACAATGGATGTATCGCCGTAAATGGCGTATGGGTTTCGAAGAAAAAGACCTCGTGTTGAGCCGTTATGAAGTACCTGTTCGACACTCTCGCGTTGGTGATAAACAAGCCGTCTTCAAAAAGAAGTATGCCAAGCTTATTGAACAACGTTCACCCGCATACATGGATTAACATGACTGAACTGAGCGTACTCATTGAACCAACTGGAAATGAACTTTTCGATAAAGTTCAAATGGCGGTTCTTGAAACTCAGAGAAGGTTGAATCTATTGGGGTATCCTCAGATATTCATTACCATAAAAATTCGAGAATTTGAGAACGGTGACGCTGGTATTGCATCGCTCGGTGAAAACATCATCTATATCAATCCGACATATTTCAAGAATCACGAAGAAGAAATGTTGCGCGATACCGTACCACATGAAGTGGTTCACATTTATTTGTGTGAATACAAAGGGATAATCGCCGATACTCACGGTACGGAATTTGTGGAATTGTGTCACGCCATTGGGTGTGATTCATCTGAATTTCACACAATGAATCAATAAGTTACACGCTGTACTTGTTTTTTATGATGGACTCTGTATAATGCATTCCATCGAAACGAACTATGGAGAACGTAATGACTGCGAATCAAGTGTACAACTCTGTTTATACCGAACTGCGGGAACTGTCTGCTGCTGACTTGAAGGACGCGGCAGTGGAAGACTACGGTCTCAACTTTTTCGATGTGTGCAATCTGTCTACGGCTGAACTGGCTGCACAGTGCGCAACAATCGAAGTTCAAAACTACGTGCACTAATATGAAATACTTTCTGATTCTAGTTTTACTGCTGGCTGGCTGTGGTGGTAATCATCCGGTCAGCGCGAATGGTGCATCCATTGCAGCGCAAGTGTGCCAAAAACTCAACCTCGATTTGATTGAGGTTTCTTCTGCGACCATATGCACAGACCCTGTGTATAAAGGCTGCAAGGGTTGGAGCGAACAGGTATACGCCAACTGCTCGAACAAGATGCAAGTTACATTCACGGTAGACTGAAATGTTGATTTACGATATGAAGACCGAAAAATGGGTTGTGTTGAGACCGTGGATGATGTATAGTTCATGGCACTTGACCCAGAAGGTCACAGAAGAACAATGGGAAGAAGCTTTGAAGGCTTCTTTGTCCGAAGCAGAATATGCAATGATTCTCAAAGGGAGAAATCGAAATGCTTGAAGTACAAAAGCTTTATAAGGGAATGCACATAGACCATTGGGCTGAAACTCACACCATCTTTTTGGGTGAGTTGGACGCGCTTGGTATCGACGTGCGTGACTATCCAGACCACAAGATGTGGCTGCTGGACTACAACCAAATCAACGCGGTGAAGAACCATCCGGTGGTGAATGAATGCCGTGGCCTGCTCATGTCTTACGATGGTGAAATCGTGCGTAAGGGTTTCACACGTTTCTACAACCTCGGTGAAAATGGTGTTGACACGTTTGACGCTGAAAACTGCGTGATGTTCGAAAAGGCTGACGGTTCATTGATGTTCGTGTACTTCTGCCCACAAACTGGTCGTTGGGAAATCGGCACTCGTGGCACTGCATTTGCAGAAGGCCCGAACGAATGGCACGGCACTTTCCGTAACTTCATGCTGCACGCTATGGGTCGCTCCGAATCCGAGTTCCAAGCTGACTGCGCATTCCTCGACAAGCGAAACACTTACCTGTTCGAAGCAGTTGGGCCGGATAACCGCATCGTGACAAAGTACGAGACTAACCATCTGGTTGAACTGTGTAATGTTGAAACTGCAACAGGCAAGGAAAAGTTCATCGAAATTTGGGGTGGTCTTGAATATGTGTCGTTTTTCAAGTTGAATTTCAACTGGAACGTTCGTCCGATACGTCAATACTTTTTCAAGACGCAAGAAGACTGCATGACTGCGCTGCTTGAATTGAAGGGTCTGGAAGAAGGCTACGTTGTTTACAACAAGCTAACTGGTTTCCGTCAAAAGATGAAGTCGCCTGTGTACTTGGCTGCTCACCGTCTGCGCGGTCAAAACGGTCTGACTCTGAATTCGATTTGCGAACTGGTTGCAATGAACGAGCAAGCCGAATACATCGCAGTGTTCCCAGAGGACGCTCCGAAGTTTGAGCCTGCACTAGCAGAATTGGGTGTCATGATTGATGAACTTGTGACTCGATACAATGAACACAAGAACATCGAAACCCAAAAGGACTTCGCATTGATGGTGAAGGATATGCCTCAAGCTGGTGTGATGTTCACTGCTCGTAAGAACGGTACTTCTGCGCTCGAAGAGTTCAACAAGGTTCTAGTTGGTAAGAAGGCTGATTGGTTGAAGGAACGCCTTCTGGCTACCAAGCAGTACAAGGCTGTGTTGGTGTCGGAAGGTCAACTGGCCGCACGCTGCATATGAAATCCCAGATTGACATCCTTCGCCGAACTGCTGACCGAGGATTGAAACTCGCAATCGCTGAAAAACATACGCACTTCACGGATGTTTTTCAGCACTTGCTGGATGAACTTGAACGATTGGAAAAATATTATGTTGAGCCTCGAACAGAGAATAAAACGTATCGAAGATGAACTTGGGTTCACAGAGCAGGACGAACGCAAGCGCAACATCAAAGATGCCCGTTCGATTTGTGAGGCGTATGGCTTTGCGAAGAAGTCGGCAAAAGAATTTGCTTGGCACATGATAAATGAAAACGGTTTGACTGCTTCACAGGTCGAAGAATTACTAATCGCACGTGGTGGGAAGAAGGTATGAGAAAATTTTTCGCGCAGTTGATTGAACGCTTCATGAAACGCTTCGATAAAATCGAATGTGTTCTCACGAAGGAAGTTGAGTTTCAAAAATATGAAGGCTTGAAAATAAAGAGCCGCATGATTGTTGGGATGTATGTCATAACACGTTTCGACAAAGTGTTGAAGAGTGAAACTCTATACACTATGAACAGTAGCTTTCCTAGTTACGGTTGGATGTTCGAAGACGGAACAAAGGCCAGCTACAAATATGGTGAAGCATATTCACGATATGCAGCCGAGAAAACAACCGCAGAAGAGAAGGCCAGAAATCTTGAGAATATTGATAAGGCCAAGAAAATCATCAACTTAGGCGGTTGACTTACATTGAACAACCACGCATGTATAATGCACACATTGAAGGAAGCAACATGAACAACCACAAGAAACAAACTGCTCTGATGCTGGCGATAGTCGCCGAAGCGTTCAAGGTAATACTGGACAAGTCTGACGAGCCGTACTTCAACCATTGCTACTCGGTTATGTATTTGCTCGGTAAGAAGGCCGACGAAGAACGAAAGCAGATTGCTCTTGGTCATGACCTCTTCGAAGACACGAACATAACGAAGGCGTATCTACGTTCGTTGGGTTTCAGTGAACGTGTGATTGATGGTATTGACGCGATGACAAAACATCGAGGTCAATCCACCGAAGAGTACCAAGCCCAAGTAATGGCGAACACAGATGCGGTGTTCGTCAAGTTGGCAGACTTAACCCACAACAGCGATATTCGCCGAATCAAGGGTGAGCCGGATGATAAAGATTTTGCACGAACCGCGAAATATCGTGCGTTCTTCAACAAACTGGAACGCTATGTCGTTTCACAGAAATTGAGTTAATAACCGCATCACTTAAAGAAAGGAAACGCAATGAAAAAGATTTATGCAGCACTGTTAGCCTTGGCAATTGCCATCGCCCCCGTAGTAGCAGAAGCCCGCGCTGGTTCCAGCTTCGGTGGTGGTTCTCGCTCGTTCTCGTCTAGCCGTTCATATTCGGCCCCGAGTCGCCCATCGTATTCCAATAACAGCTATGGCTCCAAGGGTTCGAATACCTACAAGCCTACACCGACATATCAACCGATTCAACGCTCGGTTACACCGCCTCCGGTTGCACAGGCTCCGCGCTACACACCGCCTGCTGCCGCAACTACAACCGCGCCTACATCGACTGTGACGCATACGACCTCTACGGTTGGTTCCGGTGCGCCTGGTATCGGTTCTACGTTCATGGCTGCTGCTGGTGGTGGCTTGGTTGGTTCCATGTTAGGTAACGCCATGAGTGGCAACCACGGTGGCGGTACAACCGTTGTAAACGGTGGTGGTTATCCTACTGGTGGCGGATATGCTGGTGCTGGTGCTGTTCCAATGGAAGGTGGTGGCTACGCTGCTCCTGTGGCTGGTGGTTATGCTCCGGTTGCATCGCACTATGGCGTATGGAGTTTCTTGGGCGACCTGATTGGTTTCATCATCATTATCGCTGTCTTGGCCTTCATCGTATGGGGTATCATCAAACTGATTGGCATGTATGCCAGCCGCAGAGAGGAAACGCAAGTGTCTGATTATCAACAAACATATAGCCCCGCTGACAACATTGCAGCAACAGTTACGAAAGATGACAAAATCGCTTTCAAAAAGGTTCTGACTGATGTACAATCCGCTTGGTCGAATCGTGATATGGGCAAGTTGTCCAGTGTGACCACCGAAGAAGTGGCTGAATACTTCGGCGAAGTTCTGGAAGGTAACACACGCCAAGGCGTTATCAACAAGGTTGACGGTGTGCGTGATATAGAAGTCGATGTGTTGGAAGCGTGGGAAGAACAAGGTACGAAGTATGCAACAGTAATCATGCGTTGGAATGCTTTGGACTACACAACCGACCTGAAAGGTGTTACAATCGACAAAGGTTCTCGCAGCAACGTTCGTGAAACATGGACATTCGTCCAAAACAGCTACGGTACATGGGTACTGTCCGCTGTGCAACAAATGGAAGACTAAGAAAGGCTGTCACTCATGAAGAAAGCAATAATCACAATCGGTATCTCAGGCTCTGGTAAGTCCACAGAGTTCGACAAGAAAGAGAACATGGGATACGTTCGCATTGAGCGTGATATTATGCGCAAGCGTATTGTGCAGGAGCGCATGGGTGACGTGTCTGACCAAAACTTCTGGTCTATCTGGAAGTTCAACAAGAAAGACGAAGCAGAAGTCACTGACCGCTGCAACGCAATAATCGAAGACTGCGCAAAGGGTGGAATGCCCATCGCAATCACCGATACGAACCTGAACAAGAAGTACCGTGACGTTCTCGTGCAGAAGCTGAAAGGTCTGGGTTATGAGGTTGAGTTCAAAGTGTTCTCAATCGACCCTCTGGAAGCAATCAAGCGCGACGAAAAGCGCCGTGACTCAGTTGGTCATCAAGTTATCTGGAAACAGTACAACGAACTGATGGCTGACCCTGAGTTTGGTCAAGCCAAGAAGTATGTGGTTGACGTGACCAAGCCGAAGTGTATCCTAGTGGATATCGACGGTACACTGGCGCATATGAACGGAAAGCGCGGTGCGTTCGAGTGGGACAAGGTTGGTCTGGATGATGTTGATGAAGCCGTCAAACATATGGTTCACTGCTATCGTGAACTTGGTGGTGAAGTAATTGTTCTTTCTGGTCGTGATGGTTCTTGTATGGATAAAACATACAAATGGCTGATTGACAACAACATCTGGCACAACCAACTCATCATGCGTGCGCCCGGTGATATGCGAAAGGATACTGTCGTTAAGGAAGAAATCTTCTGGCGCGATATCGCTGACAACTACAACGTTCAGTTCGTCATAGACGACCGTCCGAGCGTGTGCCGTATGTGGCGTAGCCTTGGTGTGAAGGTGTTCCAAGTTGGAAACCCGCACGTCGAATTTTAAGGTGAACCAAATGAAATTTCGTCACATGAGTAAAGCAATTGTGGTAGCATCACTAGCTGTGTGTGCTACCGCTCTTGAAATTGCTGGAAAGCCAGCGGGTGGTTTATGGCTCGTTGTTGTGTTGTGGGCTATCTTCGGTGATTGGTCGTCTGACTGCGATTGTGAAAAACATGAAGCAGACTAAGACGCACGTTAGATACTACATCTATCGCAAAGAGACGTACACGGATGAAATTACATACCGTGAGCAGACCGGAAATTGGGTGAAGGATTTTGAGCGTGCAAACCTTTGGGTTAGCCGTGAGTTCGTGGAAAAGAAAAGTCACGAGTTGTTGAATTCGATTCCAGTGCGTTATTTGTTGTTCATTGGCTCGGTGGAAGTAACAGTTATCAATTGAGGTGAGACATGGCAAAAGGATATGAACCAGAAGTCAGGTACTATGTTGGAATTCACCAGAAAGGTGACGAGAAGTCACGCTACGTTATTCGCACGCATGATGGTTTCAACTGGATAACCGAAAATTTCATTGATGCTACACACTTCGAATCGGTTGAGTCTGCTGCCGAAGCCGTGAAGTTCATCAAAGAGTACAACGCGGTACGCGCGTCCACGTTGAATTTCGTAGCACGCAGAATCATCTGCGCAGTCGATGGTTTCGACATCGGCACAATTATTGGAGGTGAAGAAGATGTTCAAGTGGTTTAGAAAGTTCGGAATTTTCAATCCGGTCTACCGTGTTGAAAAGAATCAAGAACGCTTCATTGTTATGTATTTGGGTAGAGTTGTTCCCGAACACATTGGGACGAGAAACACACTCGAAGAAGCAAAGAGTCTTATCGCAGGGCATAAGGCTATTATGAAAAAAGAAACAGTCTGGGAGGAATGAAATGTTACGTGGTATAATTTTCTGTGTAATGGTTTGGGTATTTGTTTCAGCGGCTATTGCAATTTACTCGCAATTGAGTTCTACTGAGCGTCTGTCCGTGAAGCGCATTTTGATTTACGGATTCGTGACCGCACTTGTAGCTGGTGGACTTGTCGGCACAATCGTAACTGTGTTTTAATCGTAGTTTAATGATGGAGGAAGTGAAAATGAAAAGTTATTTCAGTAAGTTGTGGACTCTCTGTGTTGCTGTTGCTCTGGTGGTGTTAATGTCTGGTTGTGAACGTATTGCAACTGGTGAAGTCGGCCTGCGCGAAGCGTTCAACAAAACAATCGAGCCAAATGAACTACGCCCCGGTTCGTTGAATCAGGTGTTGGTTGGTTCCGTGTTGGTGTTCCCTGTGAAGCAAATCGGCCTGCCGATTGAAAACCTGAAACCGCAAACCGCCGACCACTCGACGTTGGATGACTTGGACATTCAAGTTATTTACAACCTGAATCCGGCTGCTGTGTATGACCTGTATACCGTGCGTTCGCACTCGTTCAATGCGATTGATACTCGCGGCGATACGCTGTTGATGTACAACTACTTGTCTACCGTTGCAAACTCTGCTGCGTTCAAGTCAATCAACAAATACAAGGCACTCGATGTTGCCGCAAACCGTTCTGCAATCGAAAACGACATTGCTGCAATTATGCGTGAAGTCTTGAAAGCCGAAGGTCTGGATACAGCGATTACCATCGACCAAGTTCAAGTGAAGAACATTTTGCCAGCCCAAAGCATCATTGATTCGGCTAACGCTGTAATCACTGCGCAAAACGCTCAGAACGCGAAGCAAGTCGAAGTCGGCACAGCCCGCTTGGAAGCCGAACGTGCAGCCCTGTTGTCGAAGCCAGCTAACTTGGAATACATGAAGGCGCAAGCTAACCTGAACATTTCCGAAGGCATCCGTGACGGCAAGGTTAACACCATCGTCGTACCAAGCACCTTGACCATGTTGGGTAGCCTCAGTAAGTAAGTGAAACTCCATAGCTCATTCGTTGAGTGGGCTATGATGGTTTTATTTGGGAGAAGAAGATGGAATATTTTTATGAAGTGATGGTGTTCATATCATTTTTGGTGATAACGTTTACCGCAGTGAAGTACAACATTCGTCCAGATGCATATTACAGCGAATGGAATAAAACCGACTCTCTGGCAATCGCAGCAATATCGTTTTTGATGGCGTTGATTTGGCCTATCACACTTACGGTGTGCGTGTGTTTCCTGTATGTTCAATTTTTGGTTAAGAAAGTGAGAAAGCAGAAATGAAAAAGATTCTTGGTTTTACGTTAATCGAACTGATGATTTGTTTGGCTATCATCGGTATCATCGCTGCCGTTGCAATTCCTGCGTTTCAAAATAAAGGTAAGCAGCGAGTTGTTGGGCAGCAAACAATCCAGACCGGAGGATATGTTCAACAACAATCCACTGGTGGATGTAGCGAAGGCTATAAGGTTCTACCGAATGGCAGTCAGTTGTTAAATGAACACGGCGGCGGAATTCCCTGCAACCGTTAATTGGAGAGTGAAAATGAGTTTGACGAAACAAGAAGCAACAGCACAGGTAGCAGAGCTACTTGAGCAGTCGAATCAGTTTGCAGATGCAGCACGCAAGCTGGCAGAACAACATGGTTTGGCGTTCTACTACAATGGTTATGAATTCACCACCGGACAGGATGAATCCAACTGGTCTGGGTCGAGTTGCTAACATGACCGATACCAAGAAAATGTCCAAACAGGAAGCCAGCGCAGCAATTGCTGAGTTGGTTCAACAAGCCTACGGCTTCATCAACGCTGCTGAAAAGATTGCAGACGAGCATGAACTTTCATTCTCGTTTGACATTGCTTACGGAATGGGTGGAACATATGACCCAACCTACGAGCAAGAATATTCAGAAGGTAATTGGCATCCGTCGAGCCAAAGCTGCTAAACAGAAAGAGGATAACATGCTTACAATCGTGAAAACAGGTAGTGCTGCACTTCATCGTCGTATTCCTTCCGTGAAAATCGGTGAGGATATTGACTACATTATGTCGTTCGAGGACTTCGAAAAATTCGTTGGGAACCTTACGAACGTGAAGGCATGTTATCCAATTAACCGTGGTAAGACGTATGTCGTGAAGACCAACATCTGCATCTACGAAGTTGAAATTGCATGGCCCGGTTCTACAGCCGAAGAGTTCCTGCGTCTGGTAACAACAGATGCGTTCAGCGATTCGTACTCAATTGGTGACACAACATATTGGATTCCATCTATCCAAGCATTGCACGCGATGAAGATGTCTCACCGTTTCAAGAAGAACAGTGTTCATTTCTTGAAGACCATGCAACACATCAAACTGATGCGCAAACAATGGGCGGACTACAAGTATGGAACAATCGGTCAGGCTTATTCAGCATGGTTTGCACGCCGTGAGAAAGAGACTTACGACTACTCACACCCAGACCTCACCGTGAAGAAGAATGATTTCTTCAAGGACGAAACGTTCTACCGTTACGACCACGATGATATTCATGAGTCAATCAAGCTAACACCGACTGCCGCATACAAATACATCTTGGCTGATGGTTATCAGGTGAAGTGTGACAAGGACAAATTCTTTGCGCTCACCGAAGACCAGAAGTACAACTGTGTTCTGGAAGAATCCTACACGCTTGCACTTGAGCGTAGTCAAATTCCATTCAACTTCCGTGTAGATGCGCGTGAGTCGTTCGAGAAGGCGTTGATGAAGGTTTGCACTTCCATCACGTCAGGTTGGTTCCGTGAATGGGCCTGGGAGCATCACGATGAAGTCCTAGCCAAGTACAACGGAAACTATGTTGACAAGTTTGACGTGGCCCTGCGCATCGGTAAGGTGAGACCATTCACACACGATAGAGTTGCAGTATGAGCGAACATACAATTTGGCGCATTGACGAGACCAGCGAGTGGACTCATGACGATGCACTAGCAGAAGGTGCACTAGAAGCTGGTCTTGGCGCATACGAATTTACTGTTGACGATTTAGCCAAGGCAATTGAACGCCTTGAAACGAAAATCACGAATCATGAAAAGTTATTTCAAGATTTGTATAAACAGATTCATGAGCGCATAATAGATGGAGTCGATGCAGTGCCTCAAGTGAAGAATTCTTATTTCAGCTTGATAGAGCATGACTTTAAAGAGTACCAAAGAAAAATCGCTTTAATTTGAAGAAAGGTTCCAAATGCAACGAAGAGAAAATGAAACATTCACAGAGTATCGTGACCGTTTGAAAGCCGAACAAGCAACCGAAAAAACACGTGGTCGCGGAGTCACAACTTTGTGGAATTCACCAGCACAGGGTACTTACACATTGAAGGGTAACGGCCCAATCGGTGACGTTCGCCTAACTGGTTCCCAGAAACGTGAAGCACGCCGTGCAGAAGCGGTGGCAGCATGAGCGTAGTCATCATCAAGACAATCACCGGAGAAGAACTGATTGCAACACGCGCCGTTTCTTCTTTGGGAAAAGTGACATACAGCAAGGCTCGTGTGTTCCGTGTAGTCGATATGGGAAATGGTCAAGGTAAAGCAGAACTGTTCCCGTTCTGGATTATGTCACCAGATGTTGAATTCGAAATGAACTCGGCTTTGGTATTCGCTGAAATTCCAGCACCAGATGCAGTGGAGCGCAGTTACTTGCAATCTACAACTGGCATCGCTTTAGTTGGAGGCAAGTAATGAAAGACGTATTCCCAATGTTTGACCAGATTCTTCTGGCAGAAGATAAAGCAGCACGAGTTACAGCAGGCGGCATTGAATTACCTGGTGGAACTGGTGACACACCAACATACTCGGTTCTGCAAGTTGGTTCCGATGTAAAGAAAGTTTCTGTTGGCAACAAAGTGTACGTGAAGTTCGACGCAAATTCTTTCATCATCAAGCGTGATGGTTTGCAACGTGTACTCGTACCCGAAGACAGAATCCTTGCAGTAGTTTCACTGTAAAAAATATTTTCAAAAATTGGTCGAAATTTCTGAGTTTTTGAAATTTCGACCATAAATAAAGATATGAACAACGAAGGCAACATAATGCAACTATCATCACGACCACTAACATGCGGCAAACAAACATGGCATAATCTAGCCGTGTTGCCTATGATTGCGTCCGTGTTTGGATTGGATTATAATGAGGCCCACATGAAGTAACCAAGGAAGTTTCAGTTCAGAAGTTTTGAAGCCTTGGTCGAAAGATTCAAGGCTTTTTAGTTTTAGAAACAAAGATTTACGAAATAGTTTGACAAGAGACCAAAACTCTATATAATGCGAAACATGTTCCAACAGGAACTAGATGCAAACAGCACGGATGCGTAGGTGAAGTCGAAAGACACGTAGCCTAGTCCAATTAAGCGCATGACGTAGCCACACGAACTGGTAGCTGTGATGGACGAAAAAGAATTACGAAATAGTTTGACAGCAGCACGGAAGTATGAAAGAATGATTACCTCGATGTGAGAACAAAGGTTTAGACCGAAGTTAAACAACCGATGGAGGCTATCATGTAACCGACGAGTGATGTAGATAACAAAACTTAGCGAATATACAAACGTAGCACTGAAAAGTAACAAAAAGCTTGACAGAGGTTCGCAGATGAAATAAGATGTGAACCTCTGAAAAGCAAAAGAAACAAAGAGTGTGTTTTATTTACTGTGTGACGATACTAATTAGCAGTTCGGCGAGTAGGCCACTTGGATGAAGCTGACCAAAGTCGTTCAACATAGTGACAGTTCGATAGGCGAATACTTCCACGCAAGGAAGAGAAGCAGGTTAATACAAAAGGGCAACTCCTGCGCACTACGTTCAGTAAATAAAACATATTTGACAGGATGCAAAAACATCTGTAGACTGTGAAGTGTTGGTTGAGGTTCAAAGCCTCGTAAAAGTCTGGAGAAATTCCAAACTAACCGAAGTAGTAAACTGAGAAAGCAACGAGAGCGTATCCAACTCAGTATAATATCGAATAATGGGCGGAACACCGGAATGAAAGGTTGGCGATAACGACTGAGTAAAAAGGTGATATTGTTAAGGGTTTTCTACTTAATCTGGAACAGATGCCTGCTCAGGTGCATGGTAATCGCTGGACGATGAGGGAAAGCACTTAACAATACGACTTCACATGAGGTCGTTAATATTCAATGGGTGTGCGTCGAAGCTGGAGTGTCGAATCGGGCTGTAACCCCGTGACCCTTCGGGGTTAGTAGGTTCGAATCCTACCACACCCACCAGAATTCGCTTGGTAAGCGAGTAGCAGTCAACCGTGCTTCCGTGGTTGGGTAATCGGTTCCGTAAGGCGTGACCGCTGCGTTTGTGCTGTCGAACACATTTAACGTGGCTTCTAACCAGATACCGAGGTTTATGATGCGTCTCCCATAAGATGCGAATGCTTTACCACTTACAAGGAAAGTGGGGTGTCTGTAGCTCGACCATAACGAGTTATTCATTTACTGCTTTGTGATTAAAAGCGGCGGGTTGCAGTTCTATTGTCGATATAAACGAGAACAGTGTTGGGCAAACTATATTATGCTTCCGTCTGACTTCGGATGGGAGGTTAACATGTTAACCTCTAGTGACACCAAAACAGAGTAAAAATTTCGGGTCTGTAGCTCAACGTTAGAGCATCCTTCGGGAAGACGGTGGTTCAACTCCATCCAGACCCACCATACAATTGCGACTTCTAATAGCTAGACCTCTGGCTCATAACCACGAGTGGGAGCAGGAGCATTACCTGCGGTCGCATCCAAATTAGTAACAAGAAACAATGCATGTGTGTCCGAGTGGCCAGGTATCTGCCTGCAAAGCAGACTAGGGAAGTTCGATTCTTTCCACATGCTCCAAATCAATGCTCCTGTCGTCTAACGGTTAGGATAAGTGACCTTCAATCACTGGATGACGGTTCGATTCCGTTCAGGAGTACCAAATTGCTGAAACATATTAAGGTAGCCATGCCGTGAGGCAGCAACTCTTAAATATGCGGATAAGTGAGTATGGAGTGGGGCCATACAGCGCCCTTGAGTGCCATGTAAAAGTGGAGAACACGTTCTTCGGAAAATGCAAAGATTCAATGCTGTTATCGTCTATCGGTTAGGACATCAGGTTTTCATCCTGAGAAGCGGGGTTCGACTCCCCGTAGCAGTACCAAACAATGCGCTTGTAGCCCAACTTTTAGAGGTACTCCCACTTGAGGGGAGCAAAGTGGTGGTGAAAATCCATCCGAGCGCACCAGAACAATTGTCTAGGACTCTGTGTGGTAAGAGAGCTGACTGTTAATCAGCCGTAGTCCGCCTTGCGCGGTATGTAGGTTCGACTCCTACCTAGACAGCCAAACAAAGAAGTACATTGGGGTTATAGTGAAATTGGCATCACGCTTGCCTTGCACGCAGGTATTTGGGATTCGAATTCCCATAGCTCCACCAATTTTATTTTGGTCAAAATATTGACCAAATGAGCAAGTTTAAGGATAGGTTCAGCAACCA